TCAGTCCCGTTGGAACTTACGCGCGAAAGAAAGGGAATTCAGGTCCAACGGGTACGAGTTGAGGTATTCAACAGCGGTTAGGTCCGCCAGCGTTGTCACTAAGAGGCCCTGATCTGCGTGTAAGGAGAACGGGGCGACCCAGGGGAGCCCTAGGAACTTGTCCTTGACCGCCTCTTTGACCTTATGCAGCTCTTTGATTTCGCGCTTGTCTTCTTCCTCCAGGATCACCAGAAAAGTGATCGGAACGGAGATTGCATCATTCCAGCCAGCGTATGGAAACACCCGGATTTCTCGAATGGCGCGTAGTGATTTTCCCAGATCCGACGCTTTTTCGTGTTTCGCGTACACGGCTTTTCTAAGCGGTTCGACAGACTTGTTGAATTCTTCCGGAAAGGCGAAACGCCCAAAGTACCGTTCAAGCGAACGCCCGAATTCAACGCTCCGGGCCTCTCCATCGCAGCCACGTTGCCTTTTCCAAGTTACCAGCAGGCGCTTGCTGACGCTCATGGTGCGGGTGAAATCTACGACTGTGTCTTCGGGCAGGTTATCGACGAGCCCCAGGCGTGGGGCTTGCCCTTTTTCAATGCCGGATCTGCGCTGCTCGTCTATTTTCACCAACGCGCAAACCGTGACATAGGGAATGACCCCGATTCCTCTCACTACGTCACATGTTTGCGAGATGACTACGCAGCCTTCGACATCTTCGTCGAAAGCTGCCTCATGAGGCTCTACACTGTCTTCGAATGCATCGAGGAAAAGTGTTTCCTGACACGACAGAGTAAAATCGCCTTGCTGCCAGTCAGCAAGGCGATTGTTTACTTCATCGTCGGAGACCTGCTCTTTGACTGCCAAAAAACACTTTCCTTAGGCCTTGTTTCGACGTGCTTTAGCCCGGCGAATTTTCGGTTTGCTGATCGGCAGTATTTCAGTCTCGTCGAGGTCGGCGGCAGCTTCGATGCTTTCGCCAAAATGGTGTGGGACGTTGAATTTTGCGGCGTCAGCGGTCAGCGAGTGGCCGAGGTTAGGTCTGCCTGCTCCCTCACCAGCCAGTTCCTGCGCACGGTCAAATTCGCCTGCACGGAACAGGTCCAAATAAGATTGGGAGCCTGCCGCCTCGCTCAACAGCAAATTGCGGTTTTCCTCTACGGAACCGCGATCGATAAATCGGATTGCTGCTACTGCAAGCCCCAGCTTTTCGTGGTTCTTGGCGTTGACCGGTTCACCGGAGGTCCAGTTAAAAGTAGTCCTAGCGGCTACACGGAATACGGTAGCAACTTGTGCCCAGGTAAGGCCAGAAATTCGCTTGAACTCCTGCGTCATTTCAGCAGGCGTTCGGTCCGGAGCCTGAACAGTGACAGAGATTGAATTTGCGTTAGCACTGCTTGAGACAAAGTGCTGGTCGTGCAGGAAAACACTAAACAGATCAGTTGAAGACAGGTTGACGTATGCGGACATCCCGAACGGTGCTGCGACCTCAGCTTGCTCCAGGTCGACGGTTTCGTAAATTGCTGCAACAGCTCCGGCATGGGGGAGCGGCATCGCGGCAGCAAGAACAGCAGGTAACTGCGCTACCAATGTCATTGAGTTGCTCCAAATCGCTCTAGAAATTTATCTTTTATACTCCAACGGAAAAAAGCATAGGCGCGGTCTGCAACTTTGTCGAGTGCTTCGCGCATCGTTTGCGCGTCAAACTCGCTTCCTGCACAAGCAGTGCTATAAGAATCCACGTCCAAAACCCAGCTGCGCTCATTGATAGGTGGGTTCATGTCCGGGTCGTAACTATAGTCCGCAGGTGCCAGGCCGTAGCGGACAATCAATTTACCTTCCGCCGTGGTACCGGTCACTTCGGACATCGAAATGTCGATCTGATGTGCAAAATTGGGCTGAACGACATTCAATAGCTCTGGGTGAACAAGCTCATCAAGCGACGACAGCACCTCTTCACCGTGAAGGCGGTTTGCGTATCGAAAACCTATCCTCTCGACTACCGAGGGGCGAATGGTCTCTTGGAGGCAGTAGAGGATGAAATTGAAGCGATCTAGGAAATCCTCACGGGACACATACTTGGCGGTTTCGAGTGTGATCGCATCTTGCGACAACGAAACACGATACATTTTTGAAGCATCAAGGAAGCGCCAGATCACACTGTTGGTAACACGTGGCTGCAATTCCTGCCCACCGAGGTTCAGGTTCAGTTCAACACCTTGAACCACGTCGCTGTGGAAACGGGGATAGGCGGTTCGGATGGCTTCTTGGAAATTCGCGATATAGCTTTCTTCTGCTATTTTGGCGATTTTTGTAAAGCGAACTTGGCCCAATACGCGCACCAACGGCGCATCTCTCAGGAGAACACGCTCTGGAATCGCCCCGAAAAGAGGATCGTCGCACCTGTCAACCATTACTTTTCCCCGCCGTTTTAAGTTGCAGTATAAGATATGAAGTAGGGTGTGAAGTAGAAAAATCCTACGATATGTCGGTAAATGTGATCTTAACTGACGGGGCTGCGCTGCAACTGTTACGTAACCTATTTTGTAGACTCGAAAATTTGGAGTGACGTCCGCCAAGCAGCGACGGCGGCATTTTCAGCGCAGCTTGGAATTGTTTCAAAATTTTTGGCTTCGCCCGGTGTCAGGTGGTCCCGCAGCCGTCGCATGTTTTCAATAACCTGGGGCGCCCGGGCGACGGCGTCGGAGACTGAGCGGGTGAAGTCTTGAGCTTTCAGCTGCATCCGCCCGCCGTAGTAGAAGCCGGTAATCACGCTCACCAAGGCCCAGTAACCCGTCGGCAAGAGCGCGAGGGCAGCGAAGGCGACGGCCATCTGTTCGGGCCACAGCATCACCGCTGGGATCACGCCTAGAACAGTCAGGGTGATCACAGGCCGGACCATGCGGTTGAGGCCGTCCATCAGGCTGTCGAACCACGTGCGCTGCTGGCGGACCTGAAACTCCGCTGCGTATTGAGACAGGGCGGCGGCGTCAGCCTCGTGCGCCCGGGCCGCGGACGCTTCCGCATTGGGGCGGAACACGCCGCCCACCTGTTCAATAACTCCGCCGATCTGTTTGGCACCACCGCCAAATAGCCACTGTATCAAGCCCATGCTGTTACCCTCTGTTTGAACTGTGTTTCGGTCAGCCGGTATTTCGGCGCCATGAATTCTTCGGCGCGCTTGATCCACCCGCCTTTGCCGCCTGCGCGGGTCCGCGCGTATTTGCGGGACGCCGGGCGGCGGTCTGCCAAGCGGAAATAGTAATCGCGCCGGCCAATCCCGTAGGCGTTCACCAGATACTGCCCGGCCTTGTCGTAGGCCCGCTGTGTTGCACCGATGGATTGCGGCCCCAGAGCGCCGTCGACGGAAACCGTTTCACCGAATTCAGCCAACAGGCGCTGCAAGATCCTCACCGCGTTGGATCCAGCGTTCACCTGCATATCGTAGACGCTGGACTGCAGCGGTTCGGGCAACCGGTCGATCTTGGGGCCGTAGAAGTAGTGGCGTTTGTAGATTTCGACCGCCTCTGCAACGGTCAGTGCCTGGACGTCTGCCGCGGTCGCGCGCCCGCGGATGCGCCGCAGCGTGTGGATGGTGACGCCGTATTTGGTCGGCCCGCCGGGGTCGTCCGGGTCGTTAACGTAGCCGCCTTCGCGCTTCACGATTTCGGCGGTGATTTCGTCGACGGATTGCATATTCTGCGCCTCCTAAAGAAAAAGCCCGCCAGAGGCGGGCCGGGTAGGGTGGAATTGGTGGGGGTTCAGTCTTTGCGGAGGGCCTGTTCGATGCCGTCCAGCTTGGTCATGATGCGGTCAAACTGCTTGTCTTGTCCTTCGGACTTGGCCCGGAGGACAGCGATGTCCGTTGCATGCTTGGCCTGCCGGTTGTGAAGCACCCCCAGCCAGCCAAGGGCGGGGAGCACAATCCATTGCATGAGGGGGTTAAGCCATTCAGGAAAGGAATTCACAGGATCACCCCTCAGAACGCCGCGGCCAGTTCGGCCACACCCGGCGGCACGTCCGGCCAGTTGCCGTCCGCTTGCGCCTCACGCATGGCGTGGATCCAGGACACACCGGAACGGAAGATTTGCAGCTGAGTTTCATCCAGCGCCCCCGCTGCCGCGGCGGCTGCCAGGTTCATCTGCGCGGTTTCATCCGCCACGGCCAGAATCCGCTCCCGGCACTCTGCCTTGCGCGCCAATGCCAGCTCCGTAGCGGCGGCTTCCGCTTTGCCTTCGGCTGTGATGAGCTGCGACCAGTCAATGACCGCCTGAACCGTCTCTGCGGGCTGATCACCCTCTGCACCAGGCACCGGCCCGTCTTCGGCCATCACCACCGGCTGCGGGAACCGGGTTTCTTGCGGGGCATTGGCTCCGTGTGGGAGAAACAGCGTCAGGCTGATGTCGCCGCCCGCGCGCTCCACATCCGAGGTCAGCCATTCGCAGGGAACTGCCAGGCTCGGCAGGGTTGCGCCATCGGGGAGCGGGCTGAAGTCAAAGACTTCACCGTTGATGATCAGGACATCGCCCTGCTTGGTGGCGGTCAGCGCCTCGTCCCGGCGCACAGGGGTCCAGTTGATTTGCATGGGAATGCTCCTTTAGAACCAACGGCCGATAGCGGTTAGGCTGACGGCGCCCCCCACTCGGGAACCGCTGGTGTTCCAGTGGCTGAAATCGACGGTTGAGGTTGTGGGGGGGCGAACCGAAACGAAGGTGGCATCTGAGTTTGTCCGGCCACCGCCGACCACAACCAGCCCAGTGGCAGTTGTAAACGCAGCCGGGAAAGCCCATGCGCTGTCAGCCGCCGTGGTGCTTGGCGCAACAGTCTCCGTACAAATCTGTGTCCCATCGGCGAAGCGCACATATTCGCCGTTGGCGTTACTTCCGCGCTCGATCACGGCGCCGGTAGGGGTGCCGCCGGACTGGGAGACAGTGCCAAGAATGTTTGCGCTGGTGAAAAACTCGGCCCAATCTGTAGGTACTCCACTGGCAAACCGCCGGTACAGGAGGTTGCCCACACCACGCTGCCAAATTTGGAATGCACCGGGGCTGCCGGTGCCACCCCCTCGCTGCACATGCAGCAGCGGGCCGTTAACAGGCGTCTCCGATCCGGTTCCGGTTGTATCGGCATCGGTGGTGTATAACCCGCTCGGAATACCGTCAGAAATGTCATTCGATGGCGGCGCAGAGGTGGAATTGGCGCCAAGCCCAAATGCCCCTACTAGCAGCAGCTTGCCCGCCGCTGTGTCCAATGGAGTTGACTGCACCGACGCTCCGGTGACCGGAGCGTCGATCTGAAAAGCATCGCCTGCGAGGCGAAGTTTGCGGCTGCCCCCAACAGAAACGCCAATCTCGTTCGCCGCGTTTCGGTAGAAGCCGGTGTCCGGGTCCCCGTCGAAGGCGTAGGCCGGGGCTGCGGCGGTGCCAAAGGGTGTTTTGATGGGGCCTTTGTGGGCGACGTTGCCCTGGACCAGATCGTTTAGAGCGGTGGCGAACCCGTCCATTTCCTGATCCATCCGCTCCGCGAGGATCTTGACCCCGGCGTCGCGGTCGTTTCGCCAGTTGAACAGGCGCTGAAACACGCCAGAAGCGTTGAAAGGCATTGCTAATTCCTGTATGGTTGATTGCTCAATTAAGGGGGCCACATGGGCGCGTCGCTTAACGGATTTGATATTCTCACCCTAGTGCTGGGCGCCAACATCCTTACGTTGTGGGGCGTCTACGGTTTCTGGCGCCTCACCAAAAACGACCGGTGGGACCGTCAGACGATTTTGGCACTGGGCGTGCCGGGTGTCGTAATGATGGTTTCCGCTTATCTAAGCACGGGCCTCTAGTCACTGGGCCATCCCGGAAGTGACGCCGCCGCCTGCGGTCAGCTGGTCGATCAGCCGCAGCTTGGCCGCTTGGTCCAACTGGTTGTTGGTCAGCAGCTGCCGGATAGTCGCGGCCCCATCGTCTCCGGTTTTCAGCAACATTTCGGCGATCTCACCCCGTGTCGCCGGTCCGTGACCTTTGAGCCGGTTCACTACCGGCCCGGCCAACTTCTCAGTTGCCCGCCCTGCGGCTTCCCCCATACGCCCCCGTAGCAGTGCCGCGAACACCCCAGTGTCGAAGCGTCCAGCATCTTCCATGTCGATCAGATTGTCGGCGGTCCGGCTTCCGCCCAGAACCGTCTGGTTGGTTTCGAACATGCGGTTTTCACGGCCTAGGCGGCGCGCCAGCAAGTCCGGGTCCACCGCCATCGTCGCCGCGTCCTGTTGGAACTTCGGCGACGTGAGCGGGCGCGCTGCGTTGGCCCCCGCTGCGCTGTTCTCTACACGGGCGATAACTGGATCCGCATAGCCCGCTCGGAAAGCCGATTGAGGCGTCAAACCCGCCGCGGGCACGCCGTTGGGGTTGGGTTGCGCCAGGGCGCGGTATCGCGCCGCAACGTCGTCGGGGCGGACCCGTCCTTCAGCGGCGTGCGCCCCCGCGTCAAATTGGTCAATCGTGCGGGATGCCTTGGCGAATTCATTGTTCGCGTGGCGGTACCCCGTGCTGGACGTTTCCAGCGCCTCGTCCAGGGTGGAAACGAGCTTGCCCAGTTCCCGGGCTTCGTTGTTCCGGCCTGCGCGCACCGCAGCGCCGATAGCGTCCTGCACGTCCTGTTTGACCCCCAACACCCGGTCGAAATCGGACAGTTCAACCGACGTTGCGGAACCACCCCCGACGTTCGAACGTTCCGGGGAGGCCGCAGCCAAGCGGTTGCGAAAGCCCGCCAGCCGGGCGTCGATACCATCGCCGACAACGCCGCTGCCCTGCATACCGCCGATCCGGTCGTCAATCACCGCCAAAGAGGACCGCACGTCAACAGGTTGTGCGTCGCGACGGGCCGCGGCGTAGTTGGTGTTCGCAGCTTGACCACGGGCCGCCTGTGCGCTGGTTTTGCGCTGCGCAGCGGTCGTCGGCGCGTCGAAGGCGTCAGCGAGGAAAGAGGAAACGCGCCCGCCCTGACCGGCTTGCCGCTGGGTCAGATAATCTTGAACCTCCTGGGCCGCTTCGGGGGTGGAGCGGGTGACGCCGGACAACATGCGCTGGCCGGGCCGCCCCAGCGCGTCGGCAACAGTGAACTGCGGCTGTCCCTCTACTGATGCCTGTCGCAAGGCGGTCGCGACCTGTCCGCCGTCCTGCCCCGACCGGTTCATGGCAGACGCCAAGGCGTTCTGCGCCGGGCGGTGTTGCCCGCGTCCGACAAGGTACTGCAGGGCCGGGGTGGCGCGGCGGGCGCCACTCGCAAGGGCCGCACCTACTGGGCGGGCCGCGATCCCGGCTGCGGTCCCAAATGCAGCCCCGTTGCGGCCCGCACGTGCGCGTTCGGCTGCCCCACCTTCACCGGAGTTGAACCCATAGACGCCGCCAGCAGCAGCACCGGCAGCCGCGGACCGCAGAAACTGGCCAGATTTCGTCGCAGCTTGGCCCGCGGCGCCTAAGCCGGTCAGGGCGGTTGCCACACCGCCGGCCACTTCTGCGCCTGTCGACACAACGGGGTGTGCTTCCCGGTTGGCGGCCAGTTCGGCCCGTTGGCGCGCCAGCGCGTAGTCGTAGTTCTCTTGGAAATCGCCGGGGCCAAGTGCGCCGTATGTCCCGGCCACCGCTTCGTCGAAGGCCCCGAACCCCAGCCCTTGTCCGGCGCCGTGCATCGCGGCGTTTGCAGGGCTTACGCTCACGCGGTTGCGCATCGCATCCGGGTCGACCATCTGCCCGGTGCGCGGGTCGGCAACCGTGCCTGCGGGGGGCTGTCCGTAGGTGCCGTCCGCGTTCGGCTGGGGGGCGTTCGCTTGGCGGCGTTTTTTCGCAGCCGCCGCCAGCGCGAGGAGTTCCATTTCGTTCATTGGCGCAGCCCTTGTTTAAGTTCCCACATTTCTTCCAGGGTGACCCCGAATTGTTCCGCCGCCGCCGCTGCGCTGGGGTCCGCGGCGAAGGCTGCGAAACCGTCATTCTGGTTCCCGCCTGCCGCAGGACCTGGGGCCGGGATCGTGGGTGCAGGAGCGGGGCCGCCGCCGCGCGCGGCAGCGCCGTCCATTGCCTGTTGAACGATCTTCTCGTAGTCGGCCAGCGCCTCCAGGAACGCGTCCTCGCTGAGTGAGGTGTTCATACGGGTGACGGCGGCTGTTGCTGCTTGGCCTTCGGCATTGGACAGGGCGCCCATGCCGCGCAGCTGCTGGATGGCCGACAGGAAGGCCCCGGACTTGGCCTGTTCCACCTTGGCGTGGAAGTCGAACCCCGCGGTTCCGGGAACCGAGTTGAACACCGCGCTGACCCCGGTGCCGCGTTCGCGGTTTGGGTCGTCCCGGATACTGCCGATCAGGTCCAGCGCGTTCTGGGAGGCTTGGTAGTCGGAGGGGGCCGACGCGGTGGCTTGGCCTTCGGCTTTTCCCAAAACCGTACCCCGGGCACCTTCGAAGTTTTTGACCGCCAAGTCGGGAGTGATCCCGTCAGGTAGATTGGACTGCACGGCCTGCCCGTCCTTACCAAGCTGCATGACAACTACATTGCCGTCCGAGTCCCGCCCGTAGATCGGGTTCAGCCCGTATTCACCATTGCCTGCGGCACCGGGACCCGGTTCATAGATCACTTCCCCGGTCTGGGGGTTTACGAGACGGTCGTCAACTTTCACCCCGTCCACTTGCGGGTTCCGCAGCTGCTCCAATTTCAGCTGGTCCATCTCCAAGCCCATTTGCGCCCGGCGCTGCTGCATCCGGTATGTCGGGTCAGACTGCTGGACCTGCTGCTGCAAAAGCATACCCAGAACGGATTTCTGTTCCGGTGACGCCCAAGGCGAGGCAGCCAGCTGCGCCAGCTGGGGGTCGACGCCACCTTGCGGCTGCTGCGCCCCGCCCAGGTAGCGCGCGGAACGCCGTTCCATGTGGTCTTCTGCGGGACGCAGGAAGCGGCGCACGATAGCGTCGGCTGCGGTCCCGGTGTCCTGGGCGGAAAAGATTGCCTGGGCGGCGTCAGCCTCGGAGCCTTGGAGTTCATGCACCAGAAAATCAAGCTGGGTGTCCATATTGGACACCTGGGCGCCGCGTTGGGACGCAAACGCTTCAAGCTGTTCTCTGCGCGGCCCGGTCCACTGGGCAAGTCCGAACCCGCCCCGGCTACCGGGAACGGTCGGGGCTTGCTCGTTGATCCCAGGGTTCAGCCCGCTTTCATCGTCAAAGTTCAGAACAAACGCATCGGCGATGTGGTCGGGCAGCCCGCGCGCAGTCAGACCTTGCCGGATAGTGTCGGCGGTTTCGCCGCTTGGCGCAGGTCTCCCCGGGGAGGGGAGCGGTCCACCGTAGCCGCCGGACAAGATCTGCTGGAACGCGCTTCCGAACTGCTGGCGGCCCTCCTGCTCTTGCTCATCGGCTTTGCGATTGACCGACCGCAGCAGCAGCCCTTTGCCAATTGCGGCCAAGCCGCCGGCTGCCGTGGTTGGGGCGGTGCTGAGACCCTTTCGCAGCTGGTCCGCGGCTTGGCGTTTGCGCTGCAGGTCTTCGTAACTGACGCCGGTTTCGCCTCCGAAGACGAAACCGGGCCGCTGCCCAAGAATTTGCTGAAAGCTCATTAGAGTGTCCCCAGATATGCGCCGCCCAGGCCGCCCAAGCCGCCGACCAGACTGTTCCAGCCGCCCATTTGCGTTTGGTAGTTTTGCAGGGCGGCGTTGTGCGACGCCATGGTGATCCCGGCCACGTCAGTGTTCGCCAGTTGCGCGGTTTGCGGCGAAATGAAGTTCGGGTTTTGAACCTGCGACCCGGACAGGAGGGCGGAAATCTCGTTGATCGGCTGATTGCGGAGCGCGAAGGCTTCCTGCAGCGCGTTGTTGCGGGTCGCAGTCTTCGCGTCCTGACGCACCATGTCAGCGTTGTATTCTTGGGTCGCATTCTGATTGTTGTACTGGGTCGCGCCAACCCGGTTCTGGTACCTCTGCTGCTTGGCGTCGTTCTGAAACGAGGTGCGCGCCATGGCTTGGCCGAAGCGCTGCTGCTGTGCCTGGTTGTTGAACTGCGCACGGGTGGCGTTCTGGCCAAACCGCTGCTGCTGCGCGCTGTTCCCGAACTCCGCGAGCCCCTGTGACTGATCATAGCGCTGTTGCTGCGCCTGATTTTGAAACTGGGCCTGGGTGGCGTTCTGGCCGAACCGCTGGGCTTGAACGTTGTTCGCGAACGCGGCTTGCCCCTGCGATTGATCGTAGCGTTGTTGCTGCGCCTGATTGCGGAACTGCGCTTGGGCCGCGTTCTGCCCGAACCGCTGTGCCTGGGCGCTATTGCTGAATTGCGCTTGGGCCGCGTTCTGCCCGAACTGTTGTGCCTGGGCGCTGTTCTCGAACTGAGCGCGTTGGGCCTCCATACCGGACAGCCGCGAGTGTTCTTGTCCCGCCCCCAGAATGGCCGATAGGCGAGCGTCGTTTGCCTGCCGCCCGTGATCGCCCATTGCGGATTGGTACGCCTCGGATCCGATGCGGATGCCTTGCGAGGCTAGGCGGGTTTCAAGAGCCTTGCGGTCCCGTTGCAACCCAGGCTGCATACGCTCCATCAGAGCGTCTTCGACCTTGTTGCGATCTTCCGAAAAGTCGTTCCCGTAGGACCTCGTCAGCGCCCCTCCGTCTTCAATGCGCTGCCCGATCTGGCCCGCATCGTCGATACCGCGCGTCACGCTGCCGAAGCCTCCGAAGCCGCCCTTCACGCGCCCCGCGCCGTCGATTTTGCGTGTCACATCTCCGAACTTGCCGAAGCTGTCTTTCACGCGGCCCGCTCTGTCGATGTGGCGGTCAACTTGGCCGGTGCGCCCGATTTTGCCGGTGATAGCGGGGCCGGAACCGATATTGTTCAGCCGCAACCGATCCACTTTCGACGGGTCGCCCGCCTCCGGCAGACCTTTTGTGTCCAATGGTCCCGACAGAAGGCCGCCCAGTCGACGGGACTGGGATCGCCCCAGCTGGGCAAGGTTTTTCTGCGTCCCTTGGTTGATCCGGTTCAGTTTTTGCTGGTCCTTAGAGAGTGTCTGAACCGCCGTGTACTGCGGGATTTCGTACTCTTTGCCGGTGTTCGGATCGGTGTAAGTTGAGGTTTGGTACGCGTCTTCAAGATTGTTTTCCCAGGTGAACCGTTCAGCGGCTTCCCGGCTGCTGAACCCTTTCCCCTGAGGGTCGTCCCCTAAATAGAACCGGTTCGGGTCCTTGCCATGGGCGCTACCTGACCGGATAAAGGACGGGTCGATACTCTTTTGATACCGTAGAGTGCCGTCCGGGGTGATTTGGTTCACGTTATTCAGCTGTTGCTGCGTGATCGCGGTCCCGATGTTTTGTGCGGTCTGCGCCCCTGCCACTTTCTGGGGGTCCGGCGGTGCGGGAGCTTTAGGTTTGCCCATGGTTCACCTCGAAAAATTTGCTGCCATGCCAAGCTTCGCGGGTCAGAACCGCGATAACTTCAGCCTCGTTCGGCCCCCGCAAGTCGGGAACCAATGTTTGTTCCGCACCAAGAGCGGCCCAGATGCGTCGCGTGCGCCGGTTGTGTTCCGAGTGCCGGGCAACCACTGCCCTGCAGCCCAGCTGTTCGAAGGGGTACTGGAAAAGGAGCGCGAGACGGGATTTCGAAACCCAATCGCGCCGGGTGGAAAACGCTGACATTTCGATCACGCCCGCGTCGGGTTCGAAGTTGTGGTAGACGATCCCCGCCACCAGCCCTTTTTCCGCAGTTGCGAAGCCGATAGCGCTGGCAGGGCCGAAGGACCGGCCCGGCGTGAAAATCCCTGCCGCGACGAAAGCCTTTACGGCCTCCGGATAATCGTAGACGGGGGTCATGCGAACACCTCCCCGCCGGTATAGGCGAGGACGACCGAAACCAGTTCACAGTCGAGTTTCTGCGGGGCGGCAGACGTCAGCTGAACTTGAACGGCCAGTGTCTCCCCGTGCCCGCTGACGGTGTGCCGTTTCTTCAATATCTGATACGCTTCGGTTCCTTCGGCCCACTGATCGACGTCCCAGGTGGCCGTGTCCCAAGACGCCTGCGCGCCGTCCGTGAATTGGGCGGAATTGGGCGCTGCAGGGAACGAGGTCCGGTAGTCTGCCGCAATGGAAATAGCCGGGTTGATCGGCGTCCGGTACCGCCAGGTGCTTTGTGCGGCCTGCGCGGTTTTGAAGGTCCCAAAGCCGCCCAGGTGATCGAATGCGAGACAGGCGCGGCACTGGAACGCTTCCCCGTTGTCGTTCCCGCCAATGTCGCACAGGAAGATTGCCCCGCTTTCGTCGCCATAGTGCAGCGCGCGCCCCAGGACCCGCAGATCGCCGATCCGCCAGCCGGTGAACTTGGTCCAGGCATTGGTTTCCAGATTGACGGCGTAGCAATACCCTTGCTCCGCTTCCCGGGGTGGCGGGGAGAACACCGCCATGTTGCGGCTTTCCCATTTCTCCAACCGCCAGCCGTCAAGATTGCCGGCCAAAACGATTTCATGCCGCCAGTCAGGATCAATATCGCGGGACAGGGCGGCCAGCTTCAACTGGCTGGGGTCTTTGCTGACCGCAGCAGAAATAGGGATCAGCCCGGCACGGGTTGCGACGATCAGATCGCCGCCCACTGTCAGAACCGCGCGCCGCCCCAATGGCTCGCCAAGGTCGAACACCCCGACGAGGCCCCAATCGTTGACGTTGCCCGGGTCCGCCCCCTGGAACACGGCGAACTCGCCTTGATCCGTGGCGAACACGCAGCGGTCGTCCATCCCGTCGCCACTGTCAGACGACCACGTGGCGCCGAACAGCAGCGCCCCGCCTTTCTTGAACAACCCAGCAAGGGGGAGTTTGGCCGCGGCTCCGGCAACGCTGTTCACCCCCAGATACCAAGCGTGCATGGTGCCGCCTTCGACCATGAATTGCCGGTTGCGGTACGCCCAAATGTGGGAAATCCGGTCGGTATCAATGCCTGTGATGGCGAAGGGGGTCGAAGCCCCGGTTACCTGCTGCCATGTGCTGCCGTCGTAGATCTGCAGCAAATCCCGGCCATTCACCACCGACAGAAACGACCCGCCGTCCGTCTGCATTTCCAGCGTGGAATAGTCCCCCGACGATTGCCCGCTGACGGATGCGGACAGCGCGGTGCCGTCCAGTGTTGCACTGGAGAACTCGTAGATGGCGGTATCGTCCGCGGCGAAGTAGGTGTCGGCGAACCCCGCGCGGTACTCAAAGAGAGAACGAACCGGACCTGCGATAGAGCAGCGAAGCTTGGATCCGCCCCGCGGTTCGATGCCGGTGGCCGTGGGCCAGAAGTTTTCCAGCACGACAGCGGTATGTGCCCCCTGTGCGGCCAAAGGCTGGTTGGAAACCCACCCGCCGACAGGGGCGATATAGGTTTCGGTCAGCATCGCCGGGGTTTTATCACTGGGCGTCTGCAACCGTTTTTGGGGCCGCACGCGGGAAGGGTTGATGCGGATCATGCCTCGCCCCGGTCCGCTTTGATTTCGGCGATCAAGTCGGCTTCGAACTCTGCCAGATTGTCGTCGTAGGGCTGGCCCTTTTGCCGTTTCCAGCGCCAAATCGCGCCCTTTTCGACGAGCCGTTCCGGGATCAGCAAACTGTCGCCGTTCTGCGTGATGTGATCCCCGCCATCTACCCAATTGGTGGAGACGTAGCGCACCAGGGCGCCTTCGGAGGGCAGCGCAGGGGCGAAGTGCAGCTGGCCGCTGCGCAGATGGTAATACGGCTGGGTCGACGGGCGGCGGGTCAGGAAATCCCACTGCTCCGGGGCAACTACCGCCCGCACTGGGCGGAACCCGGCCTTGTCGATCCGCACAGCGCCCTGTTCCGCCATCTGGTGGAAGTCGTCAGGCAGCGCAACAGAGCTTACGCCCCCGCCGATTGTCCAGTCCGTGTACAGGCGGGACCATTCGGCGCGGCTGGCGATATCGACGCCCGCGGCGTTCATCATCCCGCGCAGCTGCCGCATTTCGAAGCTGTCCCCGCCAATCTGCGCGTCGGGAAGGTCCAGCCCGATTTCCATCAGGACACCTTGCAGTACGGTTTCAACTGTCATTGCGGGGCCGCCGGGTACGTGATGCGGGTATGGGCATGGCGCTGGATAAGGTCAGCGTCGGCCAGGGCGTCGATCAAGGCCCCAAGATACCCTGCGGTGGCCTGTGCCCGCTCCAACTCGTTTTCGCCCGCGTAGACCTGGAACAAGACAGCCTGCAGGTAGATTTCGGACTCTTTTTCCAGCAGCCAATTGGTGTTGTCCGCTTCGAGCGAAGGCAGGGCTGCGTAATAGGCCAGTTCGTGGTCTGTCTCTTTCACCGTGGAAAGCAGTTCCCGCGCCTGGATCGCGTAACCGGGCCGCCCTGCGTACTTCGATTGCACAGAAGCGATAGGGCGGGCGGCCAGTTCTACCCCGGGCGGGACCGTGATCATGCGGACGGCTTCGAAATCGGCCGGCAGTGCGGCCCGGCCCTGGGCGTCCGTCGTCAGGGTCGCCGCCGTCTCCATGTCTGCAACCCGGAGCCGCTTGGACAATGCGCGTTCTGCCATGCCGACATACATTTTCGCGCGGTTCACCACACCAGACACGCCGGACCGGTGGGAAACTTCCGCGATCAGTTCGGGATAGTCCGCGATCACAGCACACCTTCTTTCAGGCGGAACGCATGGTTGTCGCCGTCATTGAGCCAGTTCAGAACGAACTTGTGGTCGTGAACGGCAGCGGCTTCCCCGACCGCGCTGTCGTAAAACAGGTGGTCGGGGACAGCGGCGACCAAATGGACGTCGCCTTTCCAGCCCGGATCGTTGGCCGAACGGCACTGCTTGTTCACTTCCAGCACACCGTCGACGTCCCGTTCGGTTTTGACGTGGTACTGATCCCCGTCCACCATGACATAGGTTGCAGTGTGCGTGGCGGCGTCGAAGTTGAACAGCTGCCACTGCCCTTCGACCAGTTCGTCCGGGTTAAGCGGCATTACAGGCCGCCGTCCTGCAGCAGCGGGTCGAAACGCTCTGCCTTGCCGGAGCGGTTCAGTTCCCGGGCCAGCTTGGCCGACAGCGGAACAACGGTGCCCTTTTTGTGCCGGATACCGTCGTCGTCCCAGGCGTCTTTGTGCAGCAGCATTTCGATTTTCTGGTTTTCGGCGGCGGCGGGTTTCGGTTTCGGAGCAGGAGCAGGAGCAGGAGCGGGTGTGGGCGCGGCGGTGGTCGCCTCCGGCGCTTTCGTATCGGCCGAATTCGCGGGGGCCGCCGCGGCAGCCTGCTGTTCGGCTGCGGTGGGTTTGGTGGCCGCTGTCTGCAGTTCTGTAGCGGTCGATTGCGCGGGGGCGGCGCCGGACTGGCGCTGGCTGCGTTTGGTCATGTCTTACCTCGTTTCAGAACAGAAAGCCGGGCGGTGCGGCCCGCCCGGCTTCACATGATCAATTGGCCGAAGGCGGCTTAGGTGGTGGCGCTAAGACCAAAGGTATCCGCGACGACGCCAACAGCCTTTTCGTTCGAGACTTCCAGGGTGCCTTCACCCTCAAGCGCGAACTGCTTGGCCGAACCGGTCTTCGCCAGATCCTTGTCTTCCTTGACCTTCCGCAGCCAGCGCCACGCCAGCTTGGTCGGGTCCAGCATCAGCACGTTGCGCGCCGTGTCGGCGTTGGTGCTCATGACGGCATTGGGGTGGACATAGATCAGGCCGTTCGGGCCGCGGTACACCTCGACGTCGCCGTAGAGGGTGGCCTTGCCGCCCTTGGTCACCGGCATGCGCAGCTGGGCAACGTCGGCGTTGGTCATGAAGCCCGCGAACACCTCTTTGTTGTAGGAGGTCATGAACGCGTGTTTCAGGTTCGCGCCGCTGTCGAAACCAAGCCGCAGCACCTCGTCGGTGGTCTGCTTGGTGAAGGCCCGCTGGGTGCCGTTGGTGGGGGCTTCGGTGAGGCGCGTGGACGAGTTGTAGCCGCCATTGGCCCCGCCAGCACCGCGGGACACGTTGGTTTCCGCCCAGGTGGACAGCGAACCCGATTTGCGGGTCGCGCCGCCCACAGACGGGTGGGCGGCCACCAGAGAGAATTCCACGTCCTTCCGTAGAGCGATCCCTTTCAGGATTTTCTTGCGGTTCAGCGTTTCAGCCTGCCCGGCGTTATCCACGGCCTCTTGGGTTTGGGACGTCCGGCCAGTTTTGCGGAAAATCTGGGTGTGGTTACCCATCCGGTCCACCGGGTCCAGTGCGTCGAAGTCGTATTCCGAACCTTCTTCCTGGGCGTTGTCGCCGGGGGCGTCCAGGGTGTCGATTTCCCATTCAGGGTTGGTCGTCTTCGCCTTCTTGCCGTTACCGATCATGGAATAGACAGGGGTTTCCCGGCGTTCCGTGATATCAACGATGTTCGACAGTTCTTCGCGGTTGCCCACCGCGTCGGTCGAGCGGAAAGTGTTTGCTTTAACAGCCATTTCTGACGTCCTTGTAGCGTTTAGGTCGACATTGCGCGCACGGCGTCTTCAATCGACCCGGTTTCAGAGAGGCGCTGCAACGCTGACTGGCTCTTGGCGCCCTGCGCAGTGGTGCGGGTGCCTGCCGCCTTCTTGCCTTTGGTCGGTTTTTGAACCCGGCGCTTGGCGTTGTTGCGGTTATGAACTGCCTGCTTACCCAGCCGCGCGTAGTGGACCAGAGATTGAATGCGGTGGTCCGAAACGCCTTCGGCTTCGGCTTCGGCTTCGGTGAAACCAAACTCGACGGCGGTTTTCTTGTTGGCGGCATTGAACGCTTCGCGCTTGGCCGGGTCCGACAGGTGCGGCATTGCCTTGAGCAATTTCGCGTCTTCGGCAGCCTGCAGGGCGGTATTGTCTTCTTCGCCGTAGCCCTGTTGGGCTTCGGCGTAACCGGCCTGCATCTGGGTAATCTGGCCCAGTTCTGCGATAGCATTTTCGCGCATGGCCTTCTGGTACTGGAACGCACCGGGGTCTTGCTGCGCGAGGTGCAGCGGCGGTTCCGGCGGGATCAGGCCTTCCATGAAGCCAAGCAGGTTTGACAGCGTCGTTTCGACAAACTGGCCGCGCTGTTCATAAGCCTGTCGCTGGGTGGCGAGGGCTTCACGCTCGGTGGCCAATTCGGTTGTTTTCTGCGTGTAATCCTTGTTTTTGAGGTAACCTGTACGCAGTTCGGACAGGGGCACAGTCTCGCCATTGTCCAGTTCGATCAGATCGTCGGCAGGGGCTTGGTCGTCCGGGTCGTCACCATCTTCGGCGCCTTCCAAATCGTCGGCACCATCTTCGCCGCCGTCGTCTTCGAAATCGGAGTAGTCGAGCGCGCCGCCGTCTTCATCGTCGAAGTTGTCAGTTTCCTGATCTTCGACCAAGTCGTCGGTGTCCGCGTTATCGTCCACGCCTTCAAAATCGCTGCCGCTCATCGGTCAACGTCTCCTGTTCTCTGCTTGGTGCAGGTGGTCCGGGGCTTAGGCCACGGAAACCCTGTTGGGCTGCTTGGTTTTGCCCGCCGCGCGGGTTTTCAACTGCTGCCGCAGGGATCGGATCGCGCGCACTTCCATCATGGAATTGCGCCGCTGTTCATCGTTGGGCGGGGCTGCGTTGACGCCGGTTTCGAAGGCGTCGCGCTCCATCTCGTCCAGAATTTCGTTCAAAAGCGGGTCGTTCAGCAGGCGTTGCGCGGCCCCGCTGGGGCGGGCTGCCTCAGTCATCGCCAAAACCTCCGAAGACCGTTGCTCCAATTAGGGCGGCGCCCGCATAATCCAAGTCGTCCCAGTCGGATCGGGAGGGGCTAACCGGTTGGGTCCGATTGCTGGGGCGGTCGCCTGTTGCCCGGAAAGACGGTTGAGCCGGTGCGGTAGCCCCGCAGAACTCGCACTTGTCCGCGCTTTGTGCAGGGGCGCCGTATGACTTGCAGTCCCACGCCATGCGGGGCGCCATTGGGACCGGAGGCGCGACGGAGCGGGGCTTACCCACTGATCGCTCCCGGCAGGCCGATCTGCGCCATCTGCGGAGGCGCAAGCCCGTGTTTCGCGTACTCCAAAGCCATCTGCTGGTTGTGTTTCAGCAGATCGACCTGGGCTTTCAGTTCTGCGACTTCCAGATCCTTGCGCCGTTCGGCGTCCTTCACCATCAGGTCGGCTTGCATCTGGGCTTGCTCGACCTGCTGCCGGGCGTCGGCCTTGGCCTGCTCGATCTGCATTTGCGCCTGAACCTTCATTTTTTCCGGGTCCGGCTGGTTCTGCTGGGCTTCCAGCTCTTGCTGAATTTCTTCTGGGTCAGGCTTGGTGAAATATGGTTCCGCCGACGGAAAGCCCGCGGTTTCAGTCATTTTCGCCAAGGTGTTGTACAGCTGATCCGGCTTCACATACGGGTTGTCCGGCCCCAGCTGCCCCAAGAGCTTTTCTTGCAGGCCCAGAATGACCTGTAGCACGGCCATGTCGCGTTCACGCGACCCTGCGCCCAGGCCGACGTTGACTTTGCAGTCCATATCCACGTTCCAGTGGCGCGGGTCGTATTCGACCCATTCCTTGCGGATGCGGACGGTGCGCGGCTGGTCATGGTGCGCAATGACCAGTTTCAACAGACCCCGGAACGCCTTTTTCAAGCCGCCCCGGGACAGCGTGCGGATGATCATTTCCGCCTGTGCGATCCCGGCTTCGGCTGCCAGCTGGGCGACGCCCGTGTTCACATTGGCGATCTGCGCCGGGTCCAGGCCGCCAGACTGTTCCGTGATCCCGGTCCGGTCCTTGGCGATCTCGTCCATATACGGCAGCATCTGGAAGGAACTGTCCGCATAGAACGGGATCTGCCTCCATGTGACTGCCGGCACCCCGGCGGTTCCGCCCTTTTTCAGGATCGGCTTGCCGAACCGCGGAGCAAATACCGCTTCGGGGTCGGCCACGACCGACAGATCGACTTCGGGCTGGGGGTTATTCTGCCAGTAGATGTTGTCCAGCGTGCCCCGCAGCAGTGACGTTTTGATCCGCTGGATATCTTCGACGTCCTCGAACACCGAATGGCCTTCAAACTGGTGCGCGTCCCGCTCTGCCACGACGTCGGCATAGGGCGCTTCGGTGACGGCCTCCTTTTCCAGGACAACGCGGTTCTTTTCGTCTTTGTCGCCATCGCCGCCTTCGCCAAAGACGATCTTGTGCATTTCGGCGATGCCGTCGCCGTCCAAATCCAGCCGGACATAGACTTCGTAAATCTTGACGGTTTCAAGCGCCTTGGTGGTGCCGCCTTCGATCTGGGTCCAGTCGTCACCCATCCGGGCGTGTTTGTCGTCGTCTTCGGACGAAACACCGCCCTGCGCGGTCAGGTTGTCGACCTTCTCCCGGTCGTAGCCGCGTTCCACCAGTTCGGACCGGGTGACTTCCTGTCGCTCTCCGACGATTGGCGACGCGTCAATGCTGTCGGCGCCGGGGAAGATCAGGAAAGAACCGCGCGGGATCGCTTCCAGACGAACTTCTTTCTTCTTCACCGTCCGGCGCAGCTTGAACGAATGGCGGCGCGCGTTCGGGTCCAGCGCCAAGACGTCCTTGTCGGTTTCTTCGGTCTTCTCGTGGTCGAAGATTTCGATATCGGGGTCATCAAACAGCCCCAGCACATCGTTGTCGCCCTGATCCGTGAACTCGTGGATCTCTGCGCTCAATTTGCGGTAGGCGGCCCATTTCACAATGCCTGTTTTCAGCAGCAGGGCGTCGAACACGCTGTCGTAGATCGCCTGTTCTGCCCCGCATTCCGGCACAACCACGTTGTTCACATAGTCGGTGGCTTGTTCCGCGCCCGCCTCGTCCTCCTGGGCGACGGGTGCGTATTCGACCAGCTTGTCGTTCGAAAGGATTGACCGCATGATCGACGGCATCAGCTTTTTGAGCGCCGACCGGACGTCTTTTGACACAACCGAAGAACGGACCGGGTTGCCGTCGTCGTCCGTATCCACGGGCAGGTCGTCGACCTTGCCGTCGTGGTATTCCAGCGCGCGTTCACGATCCGGGGCTTGCTCGTCCAGATAGCTTTCACACTGTTGGACGAGTTGGGCCACGTGGCCGATATGGCGGTCGTCGTTGGTCAAGCTACCCTAGGCCCCTTGTGTTTCGGTGCTTTCTTCGGCGGCGGGTTCCACCCGTCGACAAAGGTCATGAAGGCGTCTGCGCCGTGGCTGTGTTCGTCGTGGCGGGGCTGTGATTTCCACACCCCGTGTTTTTCGTCCCAGTCGCGGCTGTACTGTTCCAAGTGATTCAACCCGGTTTCGACAGTGGGCACTGAAAACTGGCATTTCGGCAGCGTCGTGCGGACGGCCTGGATACTGCCCAGCTTGACCTTGGTTCGCTCCACCACAGTGAAGTGGAAGCCCAGGCGGGCGGCGATATCCCGGATACTTTCGGCTTCTTCACCCTGCATCCGGTGTTCAACATCGTGCGGGCCGTAGTGCTGGCCGAAGGTGGCGCCGTGCCGGACGCGCCATTTCTCCAACTCGTCCAGATAGTAGGCGATGCCTTCGCCGCTGGCCTCAATGAAGCCGACGAAGCGGTGTTTGCCCGCGATCAGCTGGTGCAGCCAGATCGACGTGCTGTCGTCGACGCCCAGGTCCCAGAACGTGTTGACCGGTGTCCGCGTTTCGAAGGGCAGGTCCCGGATCTCGCCCCGCTGCCGTAGCGCTGCGATTTCCTTGGCCCAGTAGGCGCCGTCCTTTGCCGCCTTGAAGGCCTCGTCCGGGGTGGTCGGGAACTCCCGCCACATGTCCGTGCCCTGTTCGCGGGCCTTGGCGGCGTACCACCACTCCTGTTCCTCGTCCAAGTCGATGCCGTGTTCGGCCAGCAACTCGTCGAAGTATTTTTCTTCCTCCGGCGTCAGCTTCACGGGCTTGGACAGCCGGTAGGTGTCGTCCAGGAACCACGGGAAGAAGTGAAACCGGTATTCCAGCAGGCCCAGAGCCGCGCCCATGTCCCGGGCAGCCTTGGACGTCTCGCACTTGTCGAAAAAATCACCGCTGCGACCTTCGGCGGTGCTTTCGATGAACACCAGCTGGCCGGGGGCGACCGTGTTTAACGACCCGGTCTTGATTTCCTTCGCCCGATCCGGGTTCTTCGCGCAGACCTTCCCGTATTCGGAAATGTGCAGGAAGTTCTTTGTGCTGGACCGGAGCGAAACCCCGACTTCGACGCCGGAGCCGTTGCCGAATTCAATTTCTGTCGCGTTCTGCGTCACGACCGGGCGCAGTTCCTGCAACTGTGCCGGCAGTCGCTCATAGGCGAACTTGATCCGGTCCAGGAGGTTCTGGGCGTTAGTCTGTGTGTCGGCGATCAGGCCCGCGGCAAAGTGGCTGTTGAACAGGCAGCAGTCCAGCGCGAGGATCAGAATGAAGGTCGAAAAGCCCAGCTGCCGGGCTTTCAGGATGATATTCAACGTATGAAGCTCGTCCAGCAGCTGTTCCTGTGCCGGGTTGAGCTTGAATTTGACGACGTTACCGTGCCTGTCCTTGATCCAGTAGAGGTTGTTCAGCCTCCACTTACGGTCCCCGAACTTGGCGACGGCGTCGTCAAACGGACTTGGTTTTTCCGTCAACGGCTGCAAGAACCGCCGCCAGACTATCATCTGCGGACAGCTTCGTGTTTTGGTCGATCACCTGCTTGTCGCGCCATTCGTCGGGGCGGCGGTTCTTCAACCAGAAAATGGCCGCCGTAGTGTCGGGCGGGTAATGTTTCGTGGTCGGGACGACGTGTTCCGCGCCGGTCTTGGCGTCAGCGAACACCTTGTCTTCCGGGTGGCTGTAGCCCGTGGCACGCTCGAACAGGCTGCGGACCACCTTCTGGTCTGAGACGTCGCGGCCTTCCAGGATCGCATCCTTGAACTGCTCGTGCTGCTGTTCCCAGTTGGTGATTGTGCGGCGGGTGACGCCGAACGCGGCGGCCAGTTCTTCTTCGGTGGCGCCCATCAAGCACAGCTGACGCGTGATGGCCGGGACCTTATCGTCGCCACCTGCTTTGTCGTATTCCGAAATGCGCCCGGTCTTCTTCGCCATCGTCTTTCTGTTCCGCTGCTGCGGCTCCTGTGTTCAGGGGGTGCAAAACGGAAAGCCCCGGCAGGCGGGGTGCGCTGCCGGGTGCCTGGGTCCAACGGGAGGAAGAAACCATAGCTTCGCTGTGAGTAACGCGGGGGGCGCCTTAGTAGGTTCGCCTGCGTCTGGGGGTTGCCGCACCGCATCGCGCGTTTATTGACAGTGGCCCTCACCACTAAATGTAGTGGCGCCCTTATTTGGTATCGCAATTCGGGTGGTTTTTCAAGTTTCATGCCATGCGAACCTGCTAACTCCCGCAACGGTCGTGAAAGATTATTTTCGCGAAAGACTTGAAATGGTGTCGATTGTTACTCACCTTTCGCATACGGAAAGATTACGAAATGTGAGATGAATGTATCTTTTGGCTTTCCGAGCGCTAGTCGACAAGTCTGCCGGCATTGAAACCGGCAGGAATGCAGAGTATTTGCGCCATTTTTCATGTGGCGGGCATTGACAGCCGCTGGCTACCACCCCATATTCTTCTTACTAGCAGGGCGTAATGACTCGCCTTCTTACTTACGGTACTTGCAGTGTTCGTTCTTAGCCAGGATCTTCACTGTCGAGTGTCGCTCTTTAGTCAATCCCCTTAGGCTTGGCAAAGCCGTGGGGATTGGCGACCTCTTCCTTAAATTCGAAGTGTGAGTGAGGACGTAGGCCTGTCGATCTGCATCTCGGTTCAGGCGCTTGTTATTGCTTTGTGAATTTGCGGGGAGTTCGGAGGAACCATCAAAATACCCCCGACAGTTCCTCCAGCCTCCAGCAGGGCTAGAGGCCTCGCCGCTTCAGCAGCTTTCCCGATCTGTTACAGATAAATCTGCAAAAGAATCTGGATCAGCATCAGCAACAGCACTAGCAGATCGTACATACTGACTCCTTTCTCATGCGCTGGGTTTTGGATTTTCACCAGTGGCAAGCTGGATCATCCCACCTACTACCTTCAGCTTATGAACGGAGGGGGGTGTCCTCCGTCACATCTGGTAATAGGCTGCGCAAGCCGACGCCCTCTTTTAAAGACGCCGATGGCCCCAATATAGAAAGCAAAATCAGTTTGTCATTAATTTACTAGCCAATTCGCATATGTGTGCTTGTCTTTCTGCCACTTGCGGCGGAGTAGAGGGGTATTCTGTTTGATCTGCACCCCCGGTAGCCGCTTGCTGTAGGTAGAACGGAGGATGGGAACCGGGTGTGGCGGCGTAACATTGGCAAAATCGGCTGGACCTCACGCCGCCTCCAATTGCATTGCGGGGATTTCGTGTTCCTGCTCCCGTCCGAAGATATCCAGCAGGACAACGGCATTCGGGCCGCGCAGGGCTGTGACTTCGACCGCAAAGCCCGCCAGCGAACCCGTGGCGACCACGGCTTGGTCGCCGACCTGGAATTCGCGGTGGGTGCGCATGAACCGCTCACGCTCCGGTGCGCGGGTCTGCTGGCCGCCCCAACGCTTGAACAGCTTTTCCATCCGTGCTTGCGGGACGGGGCGGGGTCGGCCATCGACACAGACCACTTGCAGGACGAGGCCGGTTTTCATCAGCCGGTCCCAGCCGTAGGCGACCTGTTCCTGGCGGATCGGGTCAAACCGGGTCGGCATCGCGACAAAGATCCAGCCGACCAGCAGGGGGTAGGAGACTTCCTGTTTGGTCTTCGAATAGCGGGATTTGAACCGCCATCCGCTTTTGGTGGGCAAGAAGACCTGGAAGCCCTGTTTCTTCAATAGCACCTCGACGACGAATTCACGCCGCCCTGTGCCCTTCTTCAGTCGATGCTTGGTGACGCCCCCGCGGCCCGTGTACGTCTCGTATTCGCCGCCGGTGATGGTTGTTGCCCGGTTCGGGTTTGCGGTCGCTCCGGTCCGCACAGCGAACCACTGGGTGTTTTGCTCGATCATGCTGCGTCCTGCTTTGCTGCGGCTTCTCCGGCCAGCCCGAAATAGGCGGCCCCGTCCACGAAGTTGTCGGCGCGATAGGCGCCCTGTTCTGACCGGACCAGTTTCAGGCAGGCCATGAACTTCCATCCCTGCTGTTCGGTCAGCTGGTGGCCGGTCAGCGCGTTGAACGTCGCGACGGTCGCCGCCATCGACCGTTCGCCGGTTGGATTGTCGTAGGTCGTAGCCCGGTCCTGCATCTCGGATTGGGCCAGCGATAGGAATTCAGCGGCTTGCATGGCGTATGACACCTTGTTGATTGCGGAAAGTATGTGATTTCAGAGGGTTGCGTGTCCGTATGGCGCTGCGGACCGGGCGGTATGACACCAAGGTTTTGTGAGTGACATACGGAAACGCGTTAGTTTTCAGTGATTTAGGTCGCCGTATGACACTTATGCCGGTATGACACCGCTCCCTATACGTATGGGGCGATAAAATATGTGAGAATACAGATAGGGTTCCCTTAGAACTTATATTCAGTGTCATACCTGTCATACAGGCCACTAAAGCGCTGTGATATAACGGCTTTTCGTATGACAGTGGCCGTGCGGCGGGTGTCATACCTGTGTCATACGTGACATACGGACAGGTGCTGTTGTTCAAATCCCGCATTTTTCCACCGCCTCACGGATCGCGCTTGTGTCGTTTTCCACGCTCCGGTCTAAAATCCACGGGCGCACGGCCTTGCCCCCGCGCCCGCCAATCATGATGCGTTTCGCCTGTACCGCCCTATGTTGCAGGAGTTTGCGCAGCTGCCCTTCGTCGACGTCGGTGTCGAAGGCGTCTTTTTCCGATAGGGCGGTCATGGCCTGGACGATCTGAGTGAAGGTCATGGCGGGGTAAGGCAGGTCTTCCAGCAGCGCGTGGAACAGGGCTTCTGTCTCGGACCGGTTGTTCTCGATCATCTGGGATCGGCCTGCCGTCCGCATGGAATGCTGCCAGTCGAAGTCCGTCAGGTCCCGGGCCACCAGTTCCGCGTGGAGCGCGGCCACACCGTCTGTTTCCAGCCACTCATAGAGCCGCAGATAGTATTGGCGGTCACGGGCTTTGCTGGGGCCGGTGAAGACGTTCACGCGGCGGTCCTCTTCGGTCAGCACCATGGCGTCCGGGTGGTTGGTCATAAAGAAGAAGTTGGTGAACACTTCCTGGGTCCGTTTGCTGCCGAACTTAACGTTCACCTCCAAGTAGTTTTCGGTGAGGTAGTCGCGGATCTTGTCGGACACGCCGTAGCGCTTACCCTGCTCCCGGACTTCTTCAATGGCGCACAACAGGGACTTGTTCAGGTAGTCCTGATAGTTCCCGGCGCTGCCTTCGCCCGCCAGCGTGGACATTTTGGTCTTTGTGACATTCCACTGGCCGATCAGGCGGCCCAGCAATTCGACGATCCAACCGCGCCCGGTACCGTGAGCGATCGACACGTGTAGCGGGGTCACTTTGCAGCGGCGGCCCGGGTGCTGCAGGTTGAAGGCGATCCAGTCGACGATCCAATTCCGTTCGATTTCGATAGGGAACAGATAAGCGATATGGTCCCAGAACACCGACGTGTCCGCCGTGATCTCGCGGAATTCGGGCATGTAGAATTCATTCACCCACCAGATACCGCGGTGCCGGTCGTCCTCGAAAAACACGGGGCTGTTAGGATCGTAGCGCACGCCCTGGGCGGACTTGCGGTCGCGGTCGATCAACCAATTCAGATGCACCGGTTGCCACTTGGTCTTGTCCGGCTCTGTCTTCGTCGGGGCCGGGACTTCGTGCCGGACGTTGGCTGTCGAGTTGCGGAATTCTTCCAGCTTGGACACCGCGCAGTAAGGCGGCTTGTTCAGATCGCAGACCATGTTGCCGTGTTCGATCAGCACATAACGGTCGATGAACCGGTCCAGCGGGTCCTTCTTGCTGGCGTCCTCGCGCCGCTCCTGTTTCGCCATCTGCAGGATGGTCGCCACAGTGACCGGGTTCTGGCTTCGCAGATCGGCTTCAAATGACCGCCAGCGGGCGCGGATCTTGTGCGGTTCGTATTTGACCCCCGCGGCGCTCCACTCGTCCCAGAGGTGGAAGCCGCCTTCGTCCCCGTCGAACTGATGATAGAGGGCCATCCCAACGCGCACCCAGTCATGCATCCGCATATCGGGATCCAGCACGGACAGTTCCGACCGCAGTTTGGTTTCCGAGATTTGGACCTTGGGCTTGGAGTGCGCCAGGACGCGTTCGGCCTCCGGGACCGACAGGTCTACTATCCGGGTGCTGGGCGCGGTTTCGACCTTTTCCCAGTCGTCGGGAATGATGCTTTCGAAATAGGCGATCAGATTCCGGGCGTCTTCTTCGGTGATCACCGGCAGATCGGCGGCCGGCACATCGGCCAGGGTCTGTTCCGTGATCCACTCATAAGGGCGCCCGGTGTCCGGGTGCTGGGCGAATGCGACGAACTGCTGGCCGTCGCCCAGGATCTCCACCTTATGTTCGATGCCCAGGAAGTCGGCGTATTTGGCGCTGGCCACCTTGGGGAACGGCTTGTCGGTGCGGTAGGCTAGCAGGAGCTTGGGGGCATCGCCGACGCGCTGCACAGTAGGGCCGATGTTCAGTTCACACCACGCTACCAGCTGTTCGATCACCCCGGCGTCGCGGACGTCCAGATCGACCGCAGGCAGCAGCTTCGTCAACACGCCCACGCCACCGTCGGCGAAGCCGTTGGACAGCCACTTACCCAAACGGTTCTGGTCTGCCTGGGTGGTCTGCCACGCATCAAGGCCCCACGGAAACTTATAGCCGCGCTTGATCGGGATAATCGGATAGCCCTGATCCAGAAGGCGCTGGCCGTAGGTCTTGAGAAAGGAGTTGGTCATTGTGTTTCTTCCTCGTCCAGCCGGGCGTCAGTGACGCAGGCGTTCACAAGTTCGGTGAGGGATACACCGAGTTCAGCGCCGCGCCGCCGCAGCCAAGAGGCGTTCTCGTCGGCAAGCTGCGACAGCGGCACCGCTTCGGCCCGGGTTTTCGAACGCAAGTATCGCGTTCCGAAAATCAAGTTCTGCTGCGAGGCAATCCGGCTGATATGGCCCACCGAGCACCCACAGGCTGCGACAATCTCCCGACCCATCCGGCCAGGGTCGCGTTCGATTTCGGCCACGATACGGGAGGCGCTAACGGACATAGCGGCCCGTCAGCTCTGAGCTTCTGCGATCAGGTCGCGGTTGATGAACTCGCCATAGGCGCGCGCGAATTCAAGTTCACTCGCGAAGCGAATCCGCGCCTTCATATAGAGGCGCCCCGCACATTTGCATTTCGTGGCACCGGACAACCAAAGCCGGGCCGTCTCCGGGTGGCAGCGTCCCATCTGAGCTAAGACTAGCGCTTGCTTGTGCTGAACGTGAGACTTGCCCGATAACACCCAACCCAAGAACTGGATCTGTTCGGCGGGGTCCGTGGTGTCCAGGATCAGATCTACGAGCTTTTCCAAAGAAGCATGGCCTGGACCTGCCGTAACCTGTTCTAGGGTCATTTTGGTTTCCCGCTACCTGAGGGGGGTTCTTGCGCAGATTTCCAGTTGAACAAACCATCGTCGAGTTCAATGCCAGCTTCATCGCACATCTCACGAATGATGAAGTACCAAGATGCCGGGAAGGTGCCGGTACTCTTGGCGTTAGCAACGGCGGTGCGCCCGACGCCAAGCTTTTTGGCGAGAGGGTGCCACCCCAATTGCTTTATGATCTGGGATACTGTCATGCTACATGAAGTGCCATAAAATATGGACATGGGCAAGACATACTTATTTGACGTGTCAAAAAATATGACTAGCGCTAATCATTGTACATGGACACACCATTCGGAGATATCGCCGCGCGCATCCGCTGGCACCGTAACCTTCTGGGAAAAAACCAGACGGAATACGCGGAGTTGATCGGAGTGAAGCGGACTGTGCTCAACAATTGGGAGACAGGGCGTCAACGCGTCTCATTGGACGGCGCGCTATTGCTTCGAGCCAAATTCGGGCTGTCACTCGACTTCATATACGCGGGCATCGACGACGCGTTGCCGATGAGCTTGCGTAACGCACTATTGGAAAGCCCAATAGAAATATCGTGAAGAAAGTCAATTGTAAGCCCAGTTTCCCGGGCGCCTTCGATCAATAGATCGACACGAGTTTGAGCGCTCATGCACGTCCTCTCTAAGACACCTTAATTTTCTGCCGCGTTTGCGGTTTTGAGAGGTGGGGTGCTCAAGCATGACGCGAGCGGTCTTCCCGTCCAGCAATCGGAACATAACGAGAACACGGCGGATTCGCAAGAGCGATGTACCCACGGGGGCCTAGCCGGGGCGCATGGCGTGCGCAACGGCTTCGGGTCCTTCCGTCTGAGGAATTCCATATTTTTTGGCACATCAGGATTGACTGTCCATATTTTATGGCACATGATCGGTTCATCGAAAGTCACCGAAGACGCACAGTGCCGCCCCGGGCGCCGACCCAATAGGCCCGCTAATCGTGACTTTCTCTGAACCCGGAAACCGATGAGACGAAGCCATGAAAAACGACAGCACTCCCCAGAAGATTGACCGCCTGGAAGCGCAACGCGCCCATGTGAATTTCCTCTATGAGAACTCGCCGTGGGCTTCAGGGCCGGGCTACCGCACCCAGCTGAACCAGATCGACACCGAACTGGCCCAGCTGCGGAAGACGGCAGCGTAGGCCAGCCCCCGGCTATAGGCCGGGCACACCTCAGAAGATCCCGAACAAATCCAACCCCGCGCTGGCGATTGCCGACAGCGTGCCAATTGAGGAACCCAAAATGTCCCTTGAACAGCAGATCGAAAACCTCGCCGGTCGTGTCGGCGGCGTCGAAAAGCAGCAGGAGAAAACCAACAACCTGCTGTCGGAAATCCTCGCCGTCCTGCAGCGCGACGGGCTGCCCCCGGCGACCGACAACGTCGTGCAGCTGGACGAAGCCGCGGCGCCGGACGACGAAGCCCCGACCAAAGAACCGGAGCCGGAGGACGAAGCGCCCGAAGACACGCCGGAAGACGAGGCCGCCACGCTGGAAGCGACCCGCGACGCGCTCATGGCCTTCAATTCCGACCATGGTCGCCCGGCGACTATCGCGCTGATCGAACGCTTTATCGACGTCGGCGCCAAACCGATCCTGGGCAGCATCCCCGAAGGCAAATACGCCGAAGTGATCGCCGCCTGCGCCGAAGAACCGGAGAAGGCCGCGGCATGAGCCGCCCGGAACAGATCCGCTGCGCCGTCAGTTTCAAGGCGGCCAGCGGGATCGACTGCCGGACAGTCCTGCTGAACGGCACCCCGCCGGACGCCCTCTGGGCCAGCGAAGCCCGCGCCGCACTCTACCGCCAACATGATGTGGCCGGGGCGTCCATCACCAACATTCGGGTTTTCTCTGACGACGACAGGGAAGCGGACTTCAACGTCTGTGAACCCGAAGAATTCGAGAAGGTAGCCTAATGACTGCACATGCAAAACTAGGCCCGTCGGGCGCGCACCGCTGGATGCTCTGCCCCGCATCGGTCGAAATGGAAGCCCAGATCCCGGACACCGGGATCGACAGTCCCTACGCCGTAGAAGGCACCACCGCCCACGCGCTGGCCGAAATGGCCCTGGCCAACAACCGCGACGCCGACGATTACGCGGGCGTCCGCTTCAATCCCGATCTGATCCACGTCGACGACGACATGGTCGAATACGTGCAGATGTATCTGGACTATGTCCGCGAACTGGGCGGGACCCGCTTCACCGAACAGCGGGTCGATATCTCGCGGTGGGTGCCCGAAAGCTTCGGCACCGCGGACAATATCGTGTTCACCGACGATGGCGTCATGCACGTGATTGACTTGAAGTATGGCAAGGGCGTTCCGGTCTTCGCACAGAACAACCCACAGGGCATGTGCTACGCCCTGGGCGCGCTGGCCGCCTATGACTTCCTGTTCGATATCGAAACCGTCCGAATAGTGATCCACCAGCCCCGGCTGGATGTGGTCAGCGAATGGGATATCAGCCGGGAAGATCTGCTGGCTTGGGCCGACAATGAACTGGCCCCGGCGGCGCAGGCCGCGAACGCCGAAGACGCCCCGTTCAATCCCGGGGACAAGCAGTGCCGGTTCTGTGACGCCAAGGGCATCTGCCGCGCGCTGGCGGAACACAATCTGGCCGTTGCCTGCGAAGGGTTCAGCGTGGTCGGTGATCCGATCAGCACCAAGGACGTAAAGTCTTTGGCGCCCGAAGAAATCGCGGGTTTGCTGCCCCAGCTGGACCTGCTGACCAAGTGGGCGAAGTCCGTGGAAGGCCACGCGCAGGGCCTCTTGGAACTGGGCGAGGACGTCCCGGGTTTCAAGCTGGTCGAAGGCCGGTCGGTGCGCAAGTGGGCTGACGAGGACGCCGCGGGTAAGGCCCTGTCCCGGAAGCTGGGCGCCAAAAACGCTTTCACCAAGAAGCTGATCACCATCACCCAGGCCGAAAAGGAACTGGGCAGGGGCGACCCGCTGATCGTCAAGCACACCGTCAAACCCGAAGGCAAGCCGACCATCGCCCCGGTCAGCGACAAGCGCCGGACTATCGAAATCGACGTAACCGACGGCTTCGGCGAAGTCCCTGACGCCGCCTAACCCCCACCAATCAAAGAACCCGAAAGCCCGAAAGGAAAAGCTATGTCCGACTTTATCATGATCAGCGGCGCCCGCGTCTCGTTTCCCCATCTGTTCACCCCGCCGACTATCAACGGCGAGGAGGGCAAGTGCGGCGCCACGCTGATGCTGGACCCCAAAGACCACGCCAAGGTAATCGGCCAGATCGAAGATCAGATCGCCGAACTGTGCAAGTTCAAGTTCAAAGGCCGCAAGCTGGCCGCTGAAAAGCTCTGCCTGCGCGCTGGCGAAGACAAGGGCCGCGCGGAATACGACGGCCTCATGGTGTTGTCAGCGAACTGCAAGAACCGCCCGCTTGTTCTGCGCGGTGACGGTCGCACCCGGATCGAAGACGAACGCGACAGCCCGATCTATGCGGGTTGCGTCGTGAACGCCAAGGTCCGGCTCTGGGCACAAGACAACCAGTACGGCAAGCGCGTCAATGCTGAACTGGTGGCGATCCAGTTCCTCCGCGACGGCGAGCCGCTGGACGGTTCCTACGTCTCCGAAGACGAAGCCGCCGACGGCTTCGGCGAAGTTGCCAGCGACGACGATTTCCTGGCCGCCTAACGCCCGCCATCTACTCGCGGATCCCCGTCGTCTGTCTCGACAGGCAGCGGGCACCTGAACCCCTCAGACAGAAAGAATATCAAATGGACAGTCAAGTCGCCCGCCTTGGTCAAGCCCGCGTAGAGCCGACCCTTGTCAAGCAGGCCCGCAATAGCCTGGAACCTCGCTTGGATCGGCTCGCGATGCTCGCGGATAACATCAGCGGCACCCTCACAACGCTGGGCGTAACCGCCGAGCGGGTGTTCGGACCGCAGCCGCCCCAGGCAACCGAAGGGGCGGCCCAGGACGCCCGGAGAGACGGTGCGCTGGGGCTGCTGGACGAGCGTCTGGACGAGGTCGAGCGTCTGGGCCGTGCGGTTCATGAACAAGCGATGCGGTTCGCGGAACTCTGACCTCTCTTTCTGCCCCTTCGACCGTGAGGGGGCAGCGACGGAAGTCAGACAAACACGAAACACGGGAGTTCGAAAAATGGCCTATCATATTAAATTCGAAGACCAGGGGCAGGACCTCACGCACCTCGTGGTGAACGCCGAAACGGGCGTGATCGAAGACGCGGGCTTGTTGACGTGGATGTTCGGTGACGGGTCCTGCGTCGTGGAGACCGGCGAACTCACTGAAGACCGCATGGTCCGCTACCAGCAGTACGGTACCCGGAAAACCTTCAAGTACCCCATGATCCGCCTCGAACTGGACGGCGAACTGCTGGCAGAGGCGGCCTGAACCGTGCTCTACATCGACGTCGAAACGTTCAATGCCGAAAAAGACATTTCCGCCGGGACCTACGAGTACGCCCGGACGGCGGAAATCCTGCTGGTTACTTACGCCATCGGGGGCGGCCCGGTGAAGCTGTGGGACGTAACTGAAGGCGATAAAATGCCGGAAGAACTGGCCGACGCGCTGCTGGACGAAACCGTTCCGATTACCGCGCACAACGCTATGTTCGACCGCCGGGTTCTTGCGGCGAACTTCGGTCCTGCCGACACCATCGTCGGAAACCCAGCCCGCTGGCGCTGCACCATGGTTAAGGCCATGACACACGGTTTCCCGGGTTCGCTGGACCAGTTGGGGCAGATCTTGCGGCTGTCGCCGGATCAGGCGAAGCTGAAAGAGGGCAAGAAGCTGATCAACCGCTTTTGCAAGCCCGCGCCGAAGAACCACAAGGCTGACCGCTACGACCGCACAACGCACCCCGAAGAATGGGCGCAGTTCTGCGACTATGCCGTCCGGGATATCGGGTCGATGCGCGAAATCGACCGGCGCCTGCCGGATTGGAATTACCGCGGCGACGAACTCGAAATGTACCGCCTGGACCAGCGTATCAACGACCGCGGTTTTCAGTGCGACCGCGCGCTGGTCGAAGCCGGTGTCCGGGCCGCGCGGGAAGAAAAAGAAACGCTGTCTGCCCGGTTCATCGAACTGACCGGTGGCGCTGTCGAGCGCCCCACCATGCGAGCGAAGTTTCTGGAATTCCTGAACGAGGAATTCAATCTGGATCTGGACAACACCCGGTCCCAGACCTTCAAGGATTTCCTTGCAGCGCCGGATCGCGAAGTGCGCCCGGAACTGCGGGAGCTGATGGAAATTTCCATCATGTCGAACAAGACGTCGACCGCCAAATACGGCGCGCTCGAACCGGCGATTTCACCAGACGGGCGGTTCCGGGGCGGCCTGCAGTTCTCCGGCGCGGCGCGCACCCGTCGGTGGGCCGGGCGGACGTTCCAGCCCCACAACCTGCCGTCCCGCGGGCTGCCGCCCCAGAGTGCCGTGGACCAGTATATCGCCGCGCTGAAAGCCGGGGTGCAGGACCTCCTGTTTGACGACTTGATGCTGTTCGGCTCCGCGGCTTTGCGGGGTGTTGTAGAGGCCCCAGAGGGCAAACAACTGACCGTGGCCGACCTGTCGAACATCGAAGGCCGGGCCAACGCTTGGCTGGCCGGGGAACACTGGAAGCTGGAAGCGTTCGAGGCATTCGACGCGGGCACCGGCCCGGATCTCTACAACGTGACTGCCGGCAGTTTGCTGGGGCAGGACCCTTACGAAGTCAGCAAGTCCGACCGGAACGTTATGGGCAAGGTGCCCGAACTGGCCCTGGGCTACCAGGGCGGCGTCGGTGCCTTCCAGACCTTCGCCCAGACCTACGGCGTCCAGATGGCCGATCACTGGGGCACGATCCGCGTCAACATGCCCCGGTTCGCCGACAAGGCGAAAGAGAACTATCACGTCTGGGGTAAACAGCGGGACCCGGATCTGGATCCGGTCGAATGGATCGCGTCGGAAACCGTGAAGCTGGCATGGCGGCAGCGGCACCCGGCAATCGCCGATCTGTGGAAAGCCTGCGAGACAGCTGCGCGCGAGGCGTTGAAGAAACCCGGAAAGGCGTTCCGGGCGGGGCCGCACATGGTGTTCAAGCGGGTCACGCACGCCGGGCACAACTACCTGCTGAACCGGCTGCCTTCGGGCAAGTTCCTTGTCTACTTCTCGCCCCGGCTGGACCCGCAAGGGCGCATCACGCACCGCGGCGTTGACCCGATCACGCGCCAGTGGGTCCGCCAGCACACCTACGGCGGCAAGCTGGTGGAAAACGCCTGCCAAAGCCTTAGCCGTGACATTCTCGCGCACAACATGCCCGCTTGCGAGGCGGCGGGCTTCGAAATTCTGCTGACCGTCCACGACGAAACCGTGACCGAAGCACCAATCGACGAAAATCGCTCTGCCGACGCCCTAGCGGCGATTATGGCAACCCCGCCCGAATGGGCGCCGGGTTTCCCGCTGGCCGCTGCCGGGTTCGTGGCAGACCGATACAGGAAGGACTGAAAAATGGACCTCTTTGAGCAGATCCGGGAAGACCGCAAAGCCGGGACCAAAGGTAGTTGGACCGACCGTTGCGAAACGGAATGGAGTGTCGATACCGAAGGCGAAAACACCTATTGCGGGATCGGCCCGGAAGGGCGGAACCCGGTAGCTATGGCGGTCGTGAACTCCGCCTGGGGCAAAGACCGCGTCTTGGACGCCAACGCCCGCCGACTGGCCCGGGTGCCTGAAATGGAAGACGCGCTGCTGGCAGCCGAAGGTGCCGCGAATTGGCTGGACGTGCTGCTCACCGCCATCAACAGCGCGTCCTGCGAGCCAGAGGACCCGGAAGCGTTCGACGAGGCGCTGGCGGGCGCCCGGGCGTTCGTCGACAGTTTCGAAGCGAAGGTAAAATGACTGCCGGCCACCTGAACTGTACCGTCTGCCCCAGCTGCGGGGCCAAGCTGGCGGCCAAGGACAGCCGCCCGCACGACGCCTACGGCTTCGCAACCGTTCGTCGCCGCCGGGTGTGCGATTCCTGCGGTTACCGGGTGCAGACGGTCGAAATTCCGGCAGATGTGGCAGACGACGTGTTCCAGGAGGATGCCGCGTGACCCGGGAAAGCCACATCGAACGCAAGGTCTGCGAGGCCGCCAAGCGGGCGGGGTGGCTGGTCTACAAGTTCGTCTCCCCAACACAGAAGGGAGTGCCGGACCGGTTCTTCGTCCGCGCAGGCCGGGTGGTCTTCGTCGAATTCAAAGCCGCTGGAAAGAAGCCGACGCCGCTGCAGGCCCGGCAAATAGAAAAACTCATCGATCAGGGAATGGAAGTCCATGTCATCGACAGCGTTGAAGACGGCGCCCGCCTTTTCGCGGGATAGAGAGTACCCGACCCAAGAAGCGTTGCGGGCAGCTTTCGAATACGATGCCCAAGGCTTTCTGGTGCACCGCCCGCGTGTTGACAGCATGGGGCGCCCGAACAAGCGGTACGAAGGTAAACGCGCCGGAAACTTGGATAGCAACGGGCGCTGGCGGATCACGCTGGATGGCGTGTTCTATGAAGGCCACCGCCTAATTTGGATCTGGCATAACGGCCAGATCCCGGAAGGCAGGGTCGTGGACCATGCCGATGGTGACCCCCTGAACAACCGGATTGAAAACCTGCGGGTCGCTACGGTCGCGCAGAACAACGCCAACCGGTGCCGAAAGACCGACGGGGCGACCAGCCAGTATTTCGGCGTGTCTTGGCACAGCGCGCGGGGCAAGTGGACCGCCCAGGCGAAGAAAGACGGCACGGTCCACTACATCGGTTCCTTCGACGATGAACGCGAGGCGGCCCTCGCGCGAGATAGTTTCGTGCGCGGTCTCCACGATGGCTTCGAGAAACTGAATTTTCCGGGCGAGTTGAACCGGTTCGACCTCCACGAATACCAAGAACGCGCGGTGCAGTTCATCAAGGACACACCGTCCTGCGCGTTGTGGGTAGAGATGGGCTTGGGAAAAAGCGTGTCCGTTCTGACGGCGGTGTCGGACCTCCTGCAATCGTTCGAGGCGCACAGGGTGCTGATCATCGCGCCGCTGCGGGTCGCTCTGAACACATGGCCCACCGAAATCGGGGTGTGGGGCCATCTGCGGCACCTGTCGTTCTGCAACATCCACGGATCACCCGCCGCCCGGGTGCGCAAGGTTCTGACCGATCGGTCGGATATCCATATCATAAACCGCGAGCTTGTGTCGTGGCTGGTGCAGACCTTGAAAGAGAACAAGTCGGGCTGGCCGTATGACGTCGTCGTGATCGACGAAGCGTCCAGCTTCAAGTCGGCCTCCACCAAGCGGTTCAAGGCGTTGCGGAAGGCGCTGCCCGCTATCGGGCGGCTGATCGAATTGACTGGCACCCCGGCCAGCAACGGCTTGCTGGACGTTTGGCCCCAGGTGTTCCTGCTGGATCGGGGCGCGCGCCTGGGCAAGACGTTCACGGCCTACCGCGACCGGTACTTCGTCGGCGACTACATGGGGTACAATTGGGACCTGCGGAAAGGTGCAGATCAGCAGATCTATGACGCCATAGGCGACATTTGCCTGACACTGACAGCCGAAGATTATCTGGATCTGCCTGACCGCATCGACAATGTGGTGGAACTGGCTTTGCCACAGGCGGCCCGCGCCCAGTACCAGCAATTGGAGCGGGATTTCCTGGCCGAAATCGGCGACGACACAGTGGAAGTGTTCAACGCGGCGGCGCTTTCGAACAAGCTGCTGCAGTTCGCAAACGGCGCGGTCTACACCGACGACGCCGGGACCTGGGCGGGCGTCCATGACACTAAGTTGGACGCGCTGGCCGGGATCGTCGATGAAATGGCCGGCGCGCCGCTCTTGGTCGCGCACAACTTCAAAAGCGATGCTGCGGGGATCCAAAAACGGTTCCCCCAGGCGCAGTTGCTGGGCAAGGACCCGGAACAGATCAAGGCTTGGAACCGGGGCGAAATCCCAATGCTGCTGGCACATCCGGCCAGCGCGGGTCACGGCCTGAACCTGCAGAAAGGCGGGAACACCATCGTCTGGTTCGGGCTGAACTGGTCGCTGGAATTGTACCTGCAGTTCAACGCCCGCCTGCACCGGCAGGGCCAGACCAAGCCGACAGTTATCCACCATCTGGCCGTCGAAAACACGGTCGATCAAACGGTTCTGGCGGCCCTGGGCCGCAAGGACGTCACCCAGCGGGCGCTGTTGAACGCCCTGAGAGCAGATATCGGAAGGAGGGTTTGAACATGGTTGACCTACTGACAGGAGGGACGAACCCACCCCCGGCAGCGTTGAGTGCGGAGCCGTACTCGATTGCAGAGTTGGACGCGCACCAAGACGCGGATCGTATTTGGGCGACAGTCCTCGGTATGCGCCGCTCGCACGAGGCGGAGCTGTCGAATGTTGAAGACACCGCCGAAAGCGATCTAGAGGCAGCATTGAAAGGGCGCGACGACGACTTGCAGGACAAAGAGGACCAAATCGAAGATTTGGCGGACAAGGTGTTGGAACTGGAAACCCAGAATTCCGAACTCGAAGCCGAATTGATCGAATACATGCTGGCGGCCTGAACATGGCGACCGGCGCGAGGATCTTGGACGAGGGGCTAACCCCCGAAGAATGGGTCGAAAAGTTCGCGGCCCGGGAAATGACTTACTCCGCCCGGTCACTGCGGGCGGACGCAAGGCGGATCGGCGCGTGCCACATCGTCGGTCACGGGGCGATGCTGATCACGCCGGAACAGATGGACAAGATTTTGGAGGATAAAGAGTGCCGCTCGAACCATACCAGCGGGGCGAAGTCTGGTGGGCCAAAGGGCGCGTCGAACTCGACGGGCAAGCCATCACGGGCTACCTCCGGGTCAGCACTGGCGCATCTACAGAGACAGGCGCGCGGCGGTGGATCGCCGAAGAAACGGAGCGCCTGAAGCGTCGGCACATAGTCGGCGAAGAAGCGGACGAATTCACATTCGACGACGCTGTGGTACTGTACCGGGCTAAACCGGCAGACGCCAAGCGTTTGATCACTATCCTGCCCCACCTTACTGGGCGCGCGGTCGCCGGGATCACCCCGAAAGAAGTCCGAGAACTGGGGCCAAAGATCTTGCCCAATTGCGCGACCGACACTTGGTGGCGTGAAATCGTGACCCCCATCCGTTCGGTGATCAACAACGCGCACGACGACGGAAAATGCCCGCCGATCAAAATTCGCGGCTACGGCACCAAAGAACGCGTCGCTCAGGACAAAGCGCGGGGCAAGCAGTCGCGGGTAGAGAAAACCCCCAGTGACCGGGACTGGTTGGATAAGTTCACCACCGCTGCCGACGGGTACAATGCGGCTATGGCGCAGTTCATGTTTGAAACCGGCGCCCGGATCAGCCAGGCGGTCGCGCTTGTGCCGAAGGATCTGGATCTGCCCCGTTTGCGCGTTTGGTTGGGTGCGTCGAAAGGGCACCCGGCCCAGTGGGTCGCTATTTCTGAGGCGATGGCGGCTATCTTGGTCGCGCTACCGCCGAAGCGTCCGCGCGCCCGGCGCGGAGATCAGCGCTTGCCGCCGCGGGTGTTCGGATACGCCCACCCAACGAGTATGCACAGCCGCTGGCGCGCCATTTGCAAACAAGCAGAAATTGACTACATTGCCCCCCATGCAGCCGGGCGGCACGGTTTCTATACCGAAATGCGCGTGCGCCAAGGGCTGGACCCGATCACCGCCGCCAAGGCAGGCCGCTGGTCTGACCCTACTTTGCCGGACCGGATTTACGCCCACAGCGACGTTGACGAAAGGGAAATCCGGGCACGGGCCGGTACAAAGCCCGTACAGCCCCCCAGCAAGGGGAAGGGCTAA